GAGGTAAAATAATGAGATCAATTAGAGAACAATTAATAAAAGAGGTTATCAAAAAACAAGATAAACTGAAGCATAAAATTGTTTATACAGTAGCTTCTAATATGAGTACCAAAGAAATCAAACAACATTATCCTAGCGAGGGGTTAAAAATATGACTGCCATATCATTAGAAATAAATAAAAGAAAAGCCAAATTAAATTTTGAGAATATACTCAAACACCAATTTATTAATTGGAAATCGGCACGAGATCGATACATTATTGAAAATAATAATGTGCCATTGTGCGAGAGAAAAGACTATAATGCATTAGATAATCTTTATAAAAGATAATTCTTGACAGTTTTTATAGCTTGCTATATATAAGCGATTGTATATAGCGAGATATAAAAATAATTTTATATCATAACCAAATGGGAGACAAAAACTATGTTTACTAAAAGTCCTTACCAAGTAATGAGAACATATAATAGATTATTACTTGATGATTGTATGTTTGAAAATCCAAGCCGATCTACTTATACTAAATGGCTTGCAAGATTTTACAAAGAGTTCAACAAAGCCAAACGAAAATATCGTGATTGGGATAACGATTATATCAATGTTGATGATGTAATTGATTTTGATTTCTGTGATATGTTTACAAATAGATATTTCACTTATCACGAATGGACAAGATTTGAAAATAAATTACACAATTTTCAATATAAACTAACTCGCTATAATCAAATACTAGAAAATCGAGATATAAAATTATTCTATCGCTTTATGGAATGTTTTTTAGATCAAGTTAATGATGAGAAAGCAGAATTATTTGAGTTAAATTCTTGTGAAAATTGCGGTGTCACTATGGCAGATGAGGATTCAGTTTCAGTTTATGGTGGCGATCAAATTGTATGCCTTGATTGTAGAGATTCAGATTATTATTACCATGATAGATCAGATCAATATGTTCACAATGAGGACTGCGATTATTCAGAATATGATGATGATGATGAGGATCACGATTCAAATTTTGAAGGGGTGTACCGCTATGATTATGATGTCATGGAAAGACTTTCCAAGATGTCATTACCTCACGAGCCACGAATAACTCGCAAGACTTTGTTAGGTGGTTTAGAGGCAGAATGGGAAGCCAGAAATAATTGTCCAGATGATTTTCCTCAGACGATTGATGATTTATTTGATGGTAGATACTGTATGTTCAAAGGTGATGGCTCACTAGGTAATGGGTTTGAGATGGTGACTGCTCCATGTACCCTAGCATATCACAAACAGCAACTAGATAAATTATTCTCATGGCATAATTGGACTGATAATGATGGCAATACATACGTTAAGGCATGGAATACTGATACTTGTGGTATTCATGTACACCTCAATAGAGCCTCGTTTACTTCATCACAAATTGGTAAACTACAAGTAATTATCAATGATGAAGTCAACAGGAATTTTATTGAGGCAGTCGCAGGTCGCAAGGCTAACGATTATGCCAAGTTCAAACAGAAAAAGATTACTGACGGCAATCAACGAGATTACAATAAGTATGAAGCCGTAAATACTGCTCATGCTAGTTCAATCGAGTTGAGAATATTCAGAGGCAACGCAACCAAGAATGGCATATTGAGAGTATTAGAATTCTCATTCGCCCTTGGTGAATATGTGCAACAATGCAGTTTCAACGAATTGCATTATAGAGATTTCTTGAAGTGGTTTAAACTACCAAGAAACAGAGCAGACTTTCCATACATCAATGAGTGGTTTGTTCGCAAAGGATATCTCAAAGATAGCAGACCTAATCGTCTAGTATCTAACGAGATCAACGAAGCTATTGACAATGTTGTCAATGGTTAAATCTTAACTAAATATAGGAGATAATAATATGTGCTTAATAATACAAACAAATGAACCAAAAAAAGTAGACATTGACTTGATGGAATGTGCCTACCAAAATAACAGTGATGGCTTTGGTGTCATGTTCTACAACAATGGCAAGGTACACACACACAAAATTGTACCCAAGACTTTCAAAGATATTACTAAAGTGTGGGATATCTACAAAGATTTAGATACACCAATGGGTATTCACTTCAGATTTACTACTGAAGGTGAGACAACTCGATCACTATCACACCCCTTCCAAGTTCTAAATGCAAAAGAACATGGTAGAGACTTATGGGTAATGCATAATGGAGCAAGATTACCTACACCAATGATTGATGATAACAAGTCTGACACCCATCAATTTGTCAAGTGGATACTGCGACCTCAACTGGCTCACAATCCTACTATGTTATACAATGTTGAATGGCAAGATATGTTAGCCGAGACAATAGGTACTGACAAGATGGTATTCCTCGATGGCAAAACCAAAGAGTTCACCATCGTGAATCCTCAACAAGGCAAAGAAGTATCTGGTGTAGGTTGGGTATCAAATACCTATTCTATCAATCGTGGGGTAGGCTTCAACTATGACATCAACAAAGGCAAGAAAGTTCCTAACGTGGTTTATGGCAACTATGGAAACGGCTATGCCTACAACGACAGATCATATCAGTATGACTTCTCTTATGATGATTCATGGGATTGGGATACTGACCAACCAAAAGATAGATATGGTAGAACATATGCCGAGACATCTGTTGATCTAGCTCAACCAGAAGATGAGTTATTGACAGACAAAGACTTCTTGGGGGCATCTCAAGAGGATATACTTGATCTAGTCGAACTGAATCCTCTCGGTACTGCCGAATGGATCTGGGGTTTGTCAAACCTTGACGACAATCGAGGCAACAAATAGTATAACACCGAGTGAACACCGATAGAACACGATACGTCACGAATCTTATACTAGGGGTGTCCAAAGCCTCTAGTATGTTATACCTAACTATATATACTATATATAGTAAATATATATATAATAATGATCGTATATTATAAGGGTGTGGGGGTAGGTCTCCCCGAAATCGTGACCATACGTGTTCATTCGGTGATCTAGCGGTGTTCAGTAGTGTAGAAAACTATTGCAATTAAATACCAATATGATATAATACAATATTCAGTAAACACATTTGGTCGAGTGGAAAAAGTCGAACTGTACAGGAGATAAGAGCCAAAGAGAACTGAAGTGAGAAAGGTTTATGTGTTTATTTTCTCACACCCTATCGGTGAGTATGTTGAAAGCCGACCACTAACTACGAGCCTATCGGTTAGTATGAATCAGGGGGGCAAGGATAAATTACCAAGCGAGTGAAATCGTTAGCTGATTATACCTTACTACCCCCACAACTTAGGAGAATATAACTATGAACAAAGGATATAAATTATGGGTAGCCGTTTGGTTTGTCTTAGGTATGCTGTGGGCATGGGCTTTGGTTGCAATATTTGCAGTCACGCTAGAGTTAAACAGAGATACTCATGTCAACTATACCAACATGACAACTGAAAAAGAAATGCCCGAAATAATAAATACTGTTGACACAATACCCGTTGAAGTATATAAGCTAGAGAGAATAGAACAATGATTGATGTACTATTCTTTACAGCTATGCTAGACGCAGAGATGTGGGAAGTAGTTGTGGTTGTCATAGCTACTATATTATTAATATAAAACAAGGAGGACTATATGGGACAAGTAAAAAATTGGTTAATGGAAATGCAAGAATACTCATGGCATTTGATTGACGAAATGGCTGAACAAAACATGACACTAGATCAAGCACGAGAAGATTTTGTGGCGAAGTATGGACAGTCTCAAGTAACTGTACTCAATGATATGATTGCAGAAAATGATGACGAATGGCGAGATCAATATCGTGATGTTGATTACATGTTAGATGACGAGGGCTTTAGACATGGCTAAGTTTTATCTAGACAGATACTTTGCAAAGGCAGATCAGATAAGATTCGATGCCCCTATCTACGAGTATTGGACTGATGATGATGGGTATGAGCAGAGAGATACAGTACGAGAAGGCACAAGCAAAAGAGCTTTGTGCAAACAAGTAAAAGAAACCAATGTCCCTATCTATTACTTCCGTAGATATGTTGGCAGAGCCAGAGACGATAAGCATTATATCAATCATCACTATGGCAATAGGTTTGGCATTATATCAAAGACATGGGGGAGGCGAGTTCTTATCATGTCCAAAGATATGCACAAACAACTAACTGACGAGGCTCTTTTATCATTTGACAAGACACCAAAAATAAAGTATAATAAGCCTTCAGACAAAACGACCAAAGAAAATCCAGACTTTGCACAAATGCTTAGGGAATACTTTGATATCAACAGAGCACTGACAGAAAGTAATTCATCATGATAAAAAGATCTAATAAAAACAATGAGTTAACCAAAGTAAAGATAGGCTTTGCTGATATAAATATCGAGAGGACTGAACCCTCGTTCAGAAAAAGCAACACCGATTGCTTCGGTCAATATCTTTCAAGAGAAAATAAGATAGAGATACAGAAAGAAGTAAGTGGCATTGACTATGCCAACACTTTACTGCATGAGATTTTACATGCAATCATATATCTATCGTCTCTCAACGCAGATGGGGGAGCATTGAAAGATGATGACGCAGAGGAACAAGTGGCAAACACTGTAACCAACTGGCTGATGGGGGTATTTAGAGACAACCCTCAGATACTAGACATCATAAAGGAAGAAGTTAATGCACTACAAAAAAGCTGAGGAACACCCATACAATAAGAGTATGGCAACCATTGAAAGACGATTAAAGAACTTACTCATTGCAAAGGATAACGCACCAACAAAAGATATGAAGAATATATGGGAAGATAAACATAGACAGTTAGTGTCTAGGTATATTCGTACATGACAAATCTATTTGTATATGGCACACTAAAGAGGGGGCATAGGTTGAATGGAATACTCGATGGACAGAAGTACAAAGGCGAGTACCATACTGCCCCCAACTTTGATATACTTGATTACGGTAATGGAATCTTTCCTATCGTAGTGCCGAAAGAAAATGGGTACAGTATTAAAGGAGAATTATATGAGGTTGATGAAGGAGTCTTTCAAATAACCAATAGTATAGAGATTGGTGCAGGTTATGAGCCTGTCCAAGTGAAGCTCGTGCCAGACGACATAGAAGCTACAATCTATGTGTATACTGACGAGCCAGATATTAATCTATCCGATGATTTTATTATCGTTACGGACAACACGAAAGAATGGAAACATGGACGCATTTGGTAGTATTTATGGGTGGATAGGCACTCATGGATTCTTTCACTTCTTAACGATAATGGCAGTACTATCGTTACCTAACCCCCTTGCTATTATATGGCTTGGGATACTAATCGTAGGAAAGACTGCTTCCTACATAGAATATGGAGAACACAATGCCAAGAAATAACTATGCTTATAAAGGTACTAAGTACAACAAGAAAACTAAAAAACAAGAATGGGTTCCCGAAGATGGGGACTTTATTCTAGATGGATTCGATGATCACTCAGAAGATATCTTCAGTGATGGTTCTGCGCGAGGGATCTTTGATGACACAGATGATTATGAATACCAACAGGAGAATGCAAATGGCTTACAACCCGAAAACTTACAACCTATTCCAACAGATAGATATCTCAAACGCTTTGGAAAAGGCTAAGAAACACCTAGACGAAACAGAAGAAGAGTCACCCTCTATCTGTATCAAGAGTGACAAACCCTTTGCTCTAGCTATGAGGTTCAACAGATACATCAGAGCTTTTAAAGAACAAATGAAAGGTGAAGTGGATATAGATGAAGGCAAGTATGACTTGCTAAGAATTATGCATGACAAAGATGTGGTGCGTATAACACACTCAATGGAAATGAAACAACTTGAGTTAATCAACGAACAAACGGGAGAGGAACTATGAAAAAGACTTACTGCTTAACTAGTGAAAGAAACAGAAACATAATTGTACAGTCTAACAAACTAGATGATCTACGAGCTGTTAGAGATAAACTAAATAAGATTGACAAAGATTTTATAAAGAGTACAAAGATAAAGATAAACGCAGTTAACTTTGAAATAGTGGAGAATACATTGCATGATTGATTTAGAAAAAGATATGAGGAAAGAGTTTGAAAGATGTGTGAACGAACTCAAAGAGCCTTTGTTAGATATGTCAAAAGAATATTCTACTGGGGTTATCATGGGAGCAATGCTCGAAGTAAGTCTTCGTATGCTTCTGATGTCAGTAGGTACAGCAGGGGCGCTCAAGATATTTGGTGCATCAGTTGCCAACATAGCAGAGCTTGGGCCTTTGATTGACAAGATGGTGGAGAGTGGTGCAGTTGTAGACCCTCTTGACTTTACTTCGATTACTGGTATAAGAATAGTACCAGACCCAGAAGAAACAATACATTAACAGGAGAAACATTATGGCAATACCAAAGAAAAAATTCAATGTAGTAACAGGACATATGCATACTAAACATTGGGAGGTTGAGGCTTACGATAAAGCTGACGCAGAGTCACAGTTAAAAACATTGCTGGAAAGTTTTGATTATGACAAAGAAACAAATCAATACTATTCGAAAGCATTCAAAGAAAACTTAAAGACTATACCAGACGCAATCGTTATGGCAGTAGAATCGCCAAATGAACTTGATGATAAACAAAGAGCGGAGCAACAACATGTGGATTGAAGCATTGAAAGAGGCTAGCATTTCTATTGCGTGTGCATTAGATGATGTTAGTGAAGTAACTAAAGAAGACTTAGAACATATACAAAAACAAATAACAATACTGGAGAATAAATTTGATGAGTGAGTACAACCATTTAACAGAGGGAGACATTCGGTGGATTGAGAAAACAACTGAAGAAGCCTTCACACCAAAAATGAATAGAGACGCATACATTAAACAACAAGAGAGGGAGAACGACACATGGCTAGAGACGATACACAAGCAGAAGAACTAATAGTACCAACTGAATATCTAGAGATGGATCCCGTTGATCTGGCTCAAGATGATAAAGGTATTGAAGCTATCATTACTTATCTACGAGGTACGCGAGAAAATATAAAAGCCGCCGAGAAATCTGGCAAGAGAATCACTGCCAAAGCGGCGCGCACTAAACCAAAACAGTTTGATCAAGACCCATTGGCGATGATCTTAAAGGACGTGTAGTGGAAGAACAAAATAAAAAATATTGGTATCTGAAACCTAACTTTAGAACCAGTGAAGCATTAGTTAATGAATTAAAAAAATATGATAGTGTGGATGTTTGGGATCTACACAAAACATGGTTGGCTACAGGCACAAATGGAAATAGATCAAAGACATTTCAATTTGAAGACAAACAATGGGAAAGAATCTCCAATAAAACTAAATCTCGTAGCGGAAAAACTACAGCTTGGACAACATATTTTAAATGCTTAGAGACAGAAGAAGTTATTTATCAAAACAAATCACCATTTGACAGATAAGGAAAAGAAATAATGGAAGAACAACAAATCAATCTTAAAATGCATGAACTTCCTCAAGTAATATTGATGGAAGCACAACTGCCAATGCCAATGGTAGATGATCTCAACACATATCTTGACGATCTTATGGTAGCAGAAGACAGAGAAGATCATTCTAAACATTTGGTAGGACAAATACAAAGCGGTCAACAACTAACCATGAATGCAGAAGACGAAAAAGTTATAAGGTTTACACAAACTATTAATCAACTTGGTATGGAGTATGTTAAACATTTTGTCAGAAGAATAGGTTCAAACAAATTATTCCCAGACAATATGCAAGTGGGAGTAGATGAGATGTGGTCAGTTCACAGTTATGAAGGAGACTACAATCCTATTCATGATCATAGTGTGCCATCTATAACAGGACTAGCGGCAACTACTTGGACTAAAGTACCAGAACAAATAACAAAACAAAAAAGTCCCAACGATGGAGAGTACAATTTATTTGGAGCATCTGGTAACAGTGATGGGTTTCTTGCTTTTAATTATGGTAAGACATCTTCATTAGATAATCCAATGTTAAAACCACCGACTACTTGCACCATTCAACCAGAGGTTGGTAAGTTATTTATCTTTCCTATATGGTTACAACACATGGTGTATCCATTCAAAGGTGAGGGCGAGAGAAGAACTATTGCGGCAAACTTATGTGCATGGCACACAGATAACGCAGAAAAAGAATCAGTAATAAACAAAATGTACAGGGGGTAAATATGATGGACGATGGTATAGGATATATAGAAGCACCACACTTTCCTAAGTATGTGTGGCAAGAAAATGGAACAGCTAAACAAATGGTATGGGATACCTCTAGCTTGTCTGCTTTCTCATCATGCCCCCGCTACTATAATTATCAAAACTTATTAGGTTATAAATCTAAACAATACTCATCAGCTACTGGCTTTGGGTCAGCAGTTCATGAAGGTTTTGAAGAATTAGATCGTGGTAGATTTGAAGGCAAATCAAAAGATGAGTCTGTCAAGAATGCTATCAAGTTAATACTGTTAGAGTTTGGCGAAGAGTTATTACGCACCGAAGATAAAGCTCGAGGACTTGAAGCAACCATGCGTGCTATTGTGTGGAGAGCAGAAGAGTTTTGGGAAGACAATATCAAGGTAGCTACTATGCCAGATGGAGACCCTGCACTTGAGCAAAGATTTGAAGTGCCTTTCTCTGTAACAGGTGAAAGATTGTCTGGTCGTATAGATAAAGTTGTAGAACTAGACAACGAACTTTATGTAGTAGATACTAAGACTACCAAGACAGGCTTGACTAGTTATTACTTTGCAAACTTTACACCTAACAATCAAGTGTATGCATATCTATGGGCGGCAAAACATATACTAAAGTTACCTGTCGTTGGATTCATAGTAGAAGCGGCACAAACTGGTGTGAACTTTACACGCTTTGAACGTGCAGTATTTAAAGTTAATGATGAGGTAATACAAGAATGGTATATAGATTCTATGCACAAGATAGATTTATCTAACATGTATGCAAAAGACAATTACTATCCTGCTGACTTTACTGCATGTAGCAATTATGGTGGCTGTAAATTTAGAGAAGTATGCAATGAAGCACCCTCACGCAGGCACATAGTTGTAGAGTCAGACTTTGATAGAGAAGTACACAAAGACTTGCGGAAAGAGGACAATGTAGTTGCTCTTCCTGCCAACGAATTAGAAATAGAGGTAGAACTAGAATGAAAAAACTAATTGATAAAATTTTAGATTTACTACCAGGACTAATTATACTAGGCTACTTACTTTATGTAGTCATAACAGCAATAACTTAAACAGGAGAAACTATGGGAAAATATTTAAAGACACCAATGGATCATAAGATTATAGACTATCTATCAATAGAACTATTTAAACTAGATCCAGATAATAAATATCTTAATAAGTTTATGTCTATGAAAACTGAAGAAGGTTATCATATAACTAAAACAATTAATGCGTTCAAGAAAACTAACGAGCTACCAACAGGATATAATACTGATGGTTCTTGGAAAGAAAGTTATTGACGGATTGCAATTAATTTGGTATAATGCAAACACAGGAGAAAAATATGGCAAGTATTAAACAACACGCATCAACTGATGTAACTAAATTATTACTGGTAGGCGACAGTGGATCTGGTAAGACTGCGGCGCTAGCTTCATTAGCTAATGCTGGAAAGAATCTTCGTATACTTGATTACGATGATGGTCTATCTATATTACCAGACCTGCTAACTCCAGAAGGAGTCAGTCGTGTATCTTACGTAACTCTTAAAGATCCAATTGGTAAGGCGGAAGCTTTTCGTAAGGGGGCAAATCTAATTGCTAATTGGAAAGATGGAGATGAAGACTTTGGTTCTGTTAAGACTTGGACTAAGGACGATGTGCTTGTAATTGATAGCCTCACTCTTATGGGTGAGTCTGCATTGCGTAGTGCATTAGTATTTAATAACAAGAAACCAACAGAACAACCTTCTCAACCAGAATGGGGAACAGCGGCACGAGATGTGCAGCACCTCATACAATATATAACTGGTTCAGAAGTTCCATGTAATGTTGTGGTGACAACACACATGCAGTACATGGAGGGGGATTTGGGTGTGAGTAAATCATATCCAACTAGTGTCGGCTCAAAGCTATCTACAAAATTGGGTCGATACTTTAACTGTGTTTGTAGAGTGGACACTAAGAGTTCAAGCAAAGGCACAGAACGTTCTCTAAGAACTGTATCGGATCATAGAATGGATCTTAAAGTTCCTGCGTTAGACATATTAGAACCTAACACAGAGCTTGATCTTGCGAAATTGTTTGATGCAATTCAAGGGAATGCGAAGAAGAAGTTGTCAAAACCAATGTCAAAATAGGAGGTATATACCATGACAGGATCAGACGTGGGTGACTTTTTAAGTATGTCACCAAATGAAGTACCGCAAACGGTTACTTTACCAGAGGGTAGTTACGATTTTGTAATTACTAGCTATCGTTCAGACAGAGTAGGTGAGAACCAAACTCCGTTAGTGAAGATAAATGTAAAAGCTACAGGAGTTATCCAATCAGATTTGGATGCGGCTGATATAGCTAATGCAGAACCAACAAGACTAGAGTATTGGGCAACGCCTAATGCTATGAAACAAAAGAACCCAGCTATGTCTTTGAAGAGTTTCTTAACAGATGCTTTAGACATGGACCAGGATCAATCTTTTGGAGAGTTGCTTGAACAAGCAATCGGCCAGTCTTTTTCTGGTGTTGTGAAACACGAGATGGTTGGTAAGAACAAAGATATATTACAAGCTTCTATTAAAAAGATTATTAATAAGTAGTTTGTGATAGCATGAGTGAGTACGCAGTACATAAGCGGGTTGAGTCACAGATTCCAGATTCTGGGAATTCTATTTGCATAGTTTTAGAATATCCTACGACTACCGAATCTAGACTTAACAAAATAAATACAGGAGGCATACAGCAAGTATTGAATCCCATGTGCGCACTCGCAGGCATAGACGCACAATCTGTTATGCTCACTCATGCATTTCAACTGAAGCCAGCACAAGAAAATGCTCAGTTCTTTTTCCATAAGAGGAATGAGTATAAGGCTATCAAGAAAGAAGGGGAGTGGCAGTCAAACTATTCTCCTTCTCAATACGGATTTTTAAAAAAAGACTATGAACAAGATATTGAAAGACTATACAAAGAGATCAATGACTTTAATCCTAACATTATAATTACAATGGGTGGCTTGGGTCTGTGGGCATTAACAAACATAGACAAGATAGGATCTTACAGAGGAGCACTAACATATTCAAACGTGGGCAAATTAAATAGAGCATACAAGATCATGCCAACATACAGTCCGTTTGCAGTTCTTAAAAACTATTCATTCAGACCTACAGTAGTAAGTGATTTAAAAAAAGCAGTACAAGAATCTACAACTAAAGACATAGAAAATACTGAAAGAGAAATATACATAGAGCCTACTTACGAAGAGGTTGTGCAATTCTTTAAAGAATGCAGAGAAGAAAACAGTGAGGACAATCCTTTATCATTTGATATTGAGACAGCAAGTGGGGAGATAACTTGTATAGGATTTGCTCCATCACCTAAACGATCAATGGTTATACCATTCAGAGATATCACAAAGAAGTCTCAAGCATTCTATGATTACACTACAGAGATAACTATCTGGAAAGAGATAGCTAACTTATTACAAGATAAAAAGATAACTAAGGTAGCACAGAATCAAACTTATGATGTGTCTTGGTTAAGTTATAAATACGGAATAGATGTAGCAGGAACTGTACATGACACCATGCATGCACAACATTCTCTCCAGCCAGAAATGGAAAAAGGATTAGGTTTCTTGGGATCTATTTATACTAATGAAGGAGCATGGAAGAACCTTACAAGTTTTTCTAAGAGTACCAAAGCAGAGGAATAAACTTTTATGAAACGTCCCCAATACTTTGCGGCAAAGCCGTTGGAGGAAGAATACATTCCGATAGAGAATGAAGTAGTATTGTGGCGCTCAGTACTTGATCAAGCTATGCAAGACATTGCGTACACTGGTGTAGATAAAGAGTATATAAAGTTTAGAGAAGACGCAATCGAATGGTTGTTTAATGACGAAGAAGACTTTGATTTAATATGTGACTTTGCTATGTTAGATGCAAAGAAATCGAGAGAAGAATTTTTTTATATAATGGGGGTATCAAATGACAAGCGTAAAAGAAATGACTGAACTAGTTAAAAAGATAAAAGCAAAAAGAAATGAAGACCCAGTAAACTTTCCGTCTCATTATAACAAGGGAGACATAGGTTGCATTGATGCAATCAAGGCTTGTCAAGGAGATGGATTCAAATATTATTTACAAGGGTCAGCTTTGAAATATATCTGGCGATACGAACACAAGAAGAAACCAATTCAAGATTTAGAAAAAGCTAAATGGTTTATTAACAAACTTATTGAAACCACACAGGAGAGGGATGATGAGGATAATCAAGAACACGGAGATAGCAACTCAAGAGTTAAATAAGGAACAAACTCTTTGGGTATATTGCGGACTAGACTGCTCACTCACTAGTGAGATATGGTCAAAGCTATCAAAAGAATTAGACGATACAACTAAGAATACATATCAGTTTGAACTTAACAGTTTAAAGCCTGCACTTAGTATGATGTTGCGTGGGCTAAAGGTTGACGAGATGAAGGCAGGAGTAATCCGGGCCCCCCTTGTCAAGAATAGAGTTATGGTTGAGCGCATGTTAAACTTATTTGCTAATGCAGTATGGGATAAAGATCTTAATCACAACAGTCCTGTACAATTAAAAAGTTTTTTATATGAGTGGCTTAATCTACCGCCAGTAATTGCATACACTAAAGGTAAACAGAAAGTATCTACAGACAAAGAAGCACTAGAACATTTACGTAAAGAATATCCTCGTGCTCGTCCATTCTGTAATGCTATATTATCTTTACGAGATATAGATAAACAATTAAATATTTTAAACTGTGAGCGAGATGATGATGGTAGATTGCGTACATCATTTAAGGTTGCAGGCACAGAGACAGGTAGATGGGCAAGTTCAGAAAGCCCTTGGGGTACAGGAACTAATCTACAAAATATTACAAAAGATATGCGCGAAATATTTGTACCCGATGAAGGCAACGTATTGTTTTATGCTGACTTGGAACAAGCAGAGTCTAGAGTTACGGCTTACGTTGCTGGAGATGAGGGTTACATTAATGCGTGTGAAGGTGAAGACTTGCATACTCAAGTAGTTAAAATGGTATGGCCTAATATGGGTTGGTCTTCTGATCTTGCACAGAATAGAGAGCTAGCAGATCGTCCTTACATTGGACACTTTAGCTACAGAGATATGTGTAAGCGAGCAGGTCATGGAACTAACTATGGTCTATCGGCTACTTCTTTAGGTAGACATTTAAAGATAAAACTATCACACGCAACGAGGTTTCAATTGCTTTACTATGGTGGAGTGATTGCGCTGTCATCACTGGAGAGATGGCACAAACAAGATAAGGAAGGTGGTTTCCAAGAACTAATTGATGGGGGCACGATAATAGGGACTGGCCCATCTTCCTTAGTCAGAATACAAGGAGCGTTTCCAGGCATACGTAAGTGGCATGATAAGACTGCGAAGCAGTTGCAACTAGAGGGTACACTTACAACTCCATTAGGTAGACGTAGACAATTCTGGGGCAGACTAGATGATGCTACAACATTACGTAAAGCTATTGCGTATGTACCACAATCTACCATTGGAGATTTATTAAACATAGGATTGTATCGTGTGTGGAATGAATTAAAAGATGAAGGTGTTGAAGTACTAGGACAAGTACATGATGCTATCTTGGGGCAGTTTCCTATTGGCAAGGAAGCTGAAATCATTCCTAAAATATTAGAGCGGATGAAAAATCCTATGCAAGTTAATGGCAGAGAAATGATAATTCCTTCTGATTGTGAGACAGGTCTCGATTGGAAGAACATGAAGAAATGGAAACCACATGAGTAGAAACTATACAGACTTTGTAAAGGCTTCAGTAGAAGCAGTTGCAGACAGTCCAATACCAAAGCCGTTTGCACAATGGAGTGCACTTAGCGCAGTAGCAGGTGCGATGGGCAGACGTGTATGGTATCCAATGGCTAACTATGATATCAGATCTAATCTATTTGTAGTATTAATTGCACCACCCGGTCGTAACAAATCAGTAAGTTTAATCTTACCATTTACTAAAGTGTTTAGTAGGTTGACCACACCAGTAGGTACAACAGAAGATGATCAAAACTTTAACTCTGGATTAGATCAATATGGTCTACGTAATTATCCTTTATATATGATTCAAGATAGAATTACTCCAGAGAAATTAGCAGTGGACATGACAAAGATTACTAGGCTAGACTTACGATTATCTAGTCCTGCTTTAGATGAATTCTACGACTCGTCTATCACATTAGTAACCTCTGAGTTTGGTACATTTATGGGCAGACACGAGAGATATCTTCAAATGTTTATGACAGACATGTGGGATTCTAAAGCAGAGTACAGCCACAAGACTAAAACATCTGGCGAATACATTGTAAAAGGCCCATGTCTTAACTGGTTAGCTTGTGCTACACCAGAACAATTTGTGGATAACTTACCAGAAGATGCTAGATCTCAAGGACTATTGTCTCGTATGTTACCTATCTATTATGATGGAGAACGTATACCACAATCATTAGTACAAGAAAGAGTCAGCGAAAATACTGTCAATAATTTGCGTAATGATTTAGCAGATATATCTAAAATGTATGGGCCAATGACTTTTGATGAAGATGCATTTAAAATTGTAGACGAAGACATCAAAGCTGGTATACCGCCAGAACCTACTGATAATCATTTGTCTGAGTATGTACAACGTAGAGTATCTCACTTTATTAAAGTAGCTATTGCAGTCTCTGCATCAAGGAGGGGCACGCGCAAGATCATGCTAGAAGATTGGGAGTTTACAAAAGAATTAATGTTTGCGGCGGAGAAACAAATGCCTAAAGCTTTAGAAGGTTTTGGTATGGGAAGAACTGGCCGTATTGCACATGACATGGTGACATGGTTACATGGTACACTATTTAATAATGGAAGAAGCCACATGCTTTTGAAATTATTTAAAAGAGAATTGCTACGAAAGATTCCAAATCCTGGTGAGTTAGAACAAACCATCAAGGCTATGGAAGATTCTGGGTACATAAAGGTCGAAGGGAATGTGGTTTTTCCATGTCGAAAAGACGTTTAGTACTCAGTAAGTTGCGATGGGCGAAAGCTCTCGATGAACGTCCTGTATTTATACCCTCTCCAAGGTTGACAGGTGTGAAGAGAGCTGGCGTGCTTTATGAAAATAGAGTAGCCAATTATATGAAAGCTATTTATGGTGCAGAAAATGTATTGCATGGTCAGTGGTATCAGTATGAAGACAGAAGGGGCGTAGGTTACTGCCAATCTGACATAGTAATTTTACCACACGGAGATGTCAAAGATTTAATTATACTAGAATGTAAATTAAAATCTAGAAGAATAGCAGAAGTACAATTGCGTTATTTATACAGGCCTATAATAGAAAAATTATATCCAGATACCAACATAATAATGGTGCAAGTATGTAAGTTTTTAAACCCTAAAACAAAAGGGGTTATTATAGATGATGTAGAAGACATGTATAAGCAAGACTTATCTACATTATATTTGAGGACATTTGCATAATGTTGTGGACAGATCTGCACCAATATGTTATAATGTACTTTCACCACATTAACAAAAATTAACTAGAGGAAATCTAATGAACAATAATTATCTGCCATCTGAGTACCAACAATTTATACATACTTCTAGGTATGCTCGTTTTATAGACGAAGAAAAGAGAAGAGAAACTTGGCCAGAGACTGTTAGTAGATATGTTAGTTTTGTTACTGATCACATTGAAAATAATTACAAATATAAATTAAACAATAAAATAAAAGAAGAACTGTTAGATTCTATTTTATCTCTAAAGGTGATGCCTTCTATGAGAGCTTTGATGACAGCAGGGCCTGCATTGGATAGAGATCATACAGCAGGTTATAACTGTAGCTACATTCCAATAGATCATATAAGATCTTTTGATGAAGTTATGTATATTCTTTTATGTGGTACGGGTGTGGGATTTTCTGTAGAAAGAAGTAACACTGAAAAGTTACCAGTAGTTGCTGAAGATTTTGAAGATAGTGATACTGTAGTCGTAGTACAAGATAGCAAAGCAGGTTGGGCAAAATCATTTAGAGAACTGATTGCTATGTTATATTCTGGACAAGTTCCTAAGATAGATGTAACTCGTGTACGTCCTGCTGGATCACGTTTAAAAACATTTGGAGGAAGAGCAAGTGGACCACAACCTTTAATTAATTTATTTGATTTTACTATTAAGACTTTTAGAAACGCAGCAGGTAGACAATTAAATTCTTTAGAGTGTCATGATATTGTTTGCAAAGTTGGTGAGGTAGTTGTTGTTGGAGGAGTAAGAAGATCTGCTTTAATATCTCTTAGTAACTTACAAGATGATAGAATGCGTAGTGCAAAGACAGGACAATGGTGGTTAGAAGAAGGCCAACGTGCCCTCTCTAATAACTCAGCGACATACACAATCAAACCAGATATGTCTGTCTTTATAAAAGAATGGAAGAGTTTATATGATTCTAAGTCTGGTGAGCGGGGTATTTTTAATAGGCAAGCCGCCAAAAACAAAGCATCTGAGAACGGTAGAAGAGATGTTGAATGGGACTTCGGTACTAACCCTTGCTCAGAAATTATACTACGACCATATCAATTCTGTAATCTTACAGAGGTAGTTATCCGTGCAACTGATAGTGAGAAAGATCTCTTAGCTAAAGTAAGAGCCGCGACTATATTAGGCACGTTTCAATCTACCTTTACTGATTTTAAATATCTACGTAAACAATGGATACAGAATACAGAAGAAGAAAGATTGTTAGGTGTATCTCTTACAGGCATTATGGATAACAAACTTACTAGTAATCCTAAGAAAGAATTCTTAATGCGTCTACGCAAAGAAGCAGTTGATACTAATAAAGAGTTTGCTAAGAAGTTAGGCATACCACAATCAACAGCTATCACTTGTGTTAAACCATCTGGTACTGTTAGTCAATTAGTTGATAGTGCTTCTGGTATTCATAGCAGACACAGTCAATACTATATACGTACAGTACGTGGTGATAAGAAAGATCCTTTAACAACATTAATGATTGAGAAAGGTATGCCACATGAGCCAGATATAACTAAACCAGATTCAGTAGTTGTGTTTTCTTTTCCTATGAAAGCACCAGATGGTTGTATAACTAGAAATGATTTAACAGCTATTGATCAATTGGAAACGTGGCTAATGTATCAAAGGTATTGGTGTGAACACAAACCTTCATGCACAGTATCAGTAAGAGAACATGAGTGGTTAGATGTAGGAGCATGGGTTTACAAACACTTTGATGAAATATCTGGTGTAAGTTTCTTGCCACATTCTGAACACGTTTATCAACAAGCACCATATCAAGATGTTAATAGAGAGGAATATCTTGAAGCAGTTAAACTAATGCCACAAGATATAGATTGGGCAGAACTAAGCAACTATGAAAAAGAAGACAATACAACGGGGTCACAAGAGTTAGCTTGTAGCTCTGGAGTATGTGAAATAGTTGACATATCGTCAAATTAACCCTTGACTTTAACCCCTCCCTTATGGTATAATATGCATTAGGGGGGCACAAGGGGCGAATTGAAATGTAATAATTTTGGTTTGCCCCTAGCTTTTACAGGAGAAAATATGAAGTACCACCCGAACTACCCATCAAAAAGTAAACCGCCAGAAAAGGTGGATCAAAAAACATTAGACAAGTGGAAGAAAGATAAAACAGAAGCTATGTCTGTTGCTTACAGACTATCGCGCAGACTAGGACAGAGAGACAAAGATCATGCACAACATTACAGAACTTACTTAGAAGCAAAGAGTGATCTAGCAGAGATAAGACGTTACGAAAGAACAGGAGAATGGACTGGAGTATTTATACCATCTGATCCTCCACAAGAAATGGTGTACAGAGTTATAGCACCTGCATACCACGAAGACGGAACTTTAAAGAGTGCGCCAGAAGGTGCAGTCGTAGATTGTTTCGGCAGAATAGTAAATGATTCTGGTGTTAAAAAATAAAATAGGAGAGTATATATGATAGATAAAATACAAGAAGCAGTAAACGCAGTAGTACTAGCCAAAGGCAATAAAGCAGAAGCGGCAAAGAACTTAGGCATACCACGTACTACGTTACTAGGCAGATTAGATACAGCAGAACGAGAAGGCATTGCACCAAATGTAAATGCCCCCGATACTGCGGCGGCCTTAGTAGAGCAGAAGATTCTATATGATATGCAAATATCAGAGCTAAAGAAACAAGTAAAAGAACTAGCTTTAGATAATATTACTGCAGAACAAATAAGAAAGACAGTATTTAAACTACACAATCGTACTGCTAAACCACCTAAATGGTTAAAGAAAAGTTCTCCAGCACACGGAGCACCTGGTGTACCTACATTATTTCTATCTGATTTGCACTGGGGTGAAGTAGTTAATCCAGATGAAGTCAATAATTTAAATGCATATGATAGAGACATTGCTAAAGCTAGACTTAAATCTACTATAGAATCTACCATAGATCTATGTACTAATCATATGGTTAATCCTAAGTATCCTGGTATTGTACTATGCTTAGGCGGAGATATGATATCTGGCCACATACATGAAGAGCTTGCGGAAACAAATGATGGCACCAACATAGAACATGTATTAGAGTTGTTCGATCATCTGACATGGGCAATCAATTCATTAGCTGATACTTTTGGTAAAGTATTTGTACCATGCGCTTTTGGTAATCATGGCAGAATGTTTAGACAATACAGACATAAACAAGCGGCGGCTACTAGCTTTGACTGGATGCTGTATACTATGCTTGAGAAACATTACACTAATGCTAAAGACAATAGAGTACAATTTCAAATACCTTTTGGCTTTGATGCTTACTACAAAATATACGATGTTAATTACTTACTAACACATGGCGATAGGCTAGGAGTTAAGGGGGGCAGCGGAGTAGTTGGCATGTTAGGGCCGATTGCCAGAGGGGTTGCTAAAGTAAAGAATGAATATGCTACACACAAGAAGCCGATTGATTATGTTATTATGGGACATTGGCATCAGTACTTATCTTTAAAAGGTATCATAGTTAATGGATCTCTTAAAGGTTACGATGAGTATGCAATGAGTAACAGGTTTTCTTTTGAAGAGCCACGCCAAGCCTTATGGTTTACACATCCTAAGTATGGTATAACTTTTCAATTACCTGTAATTTCTGAACAAACACTAGCAAAAAAGCCAAAATCTGAGTGGGTACAATGGAACTAATACCTTGTAAGTGCCCCTTTTATTTGGTATAATAGGAGATATTATGAGTAACAAGGACAAAGAGCAAGACATAATAACTGGTTTTAAATTACCGTATCCAGAATTTGTAACACCTAAAGTTGTAATAAAAGGTGATGCAGTAAAAGTTCCTGGAACAGAAAGAAAGCCAGATGAAGATAATTGGGACGGCTCATACAATGATGATTGATATGGGACAGTGTAAAAATTGTGGGCATAATTGCCATTGTTCTAATGGAAGCAGTTGTTCTAGTTGCGGTTGCCACAATTGTGAACATGAGAAAAAAGAAACATCTCTATCCAATGGTTGGAAAAATATATAACTAAGCAGGGACTAATCAACAATCAATGTCAAAAGAAAAAAGTATAAGTTTTGCAGAATTAGCAAAGATGCTTAATAATAAAACTATTGGCGTTGTCAAAAAGAAAAGGAAAGCAAATGGAAAAAATAAATCTAATTAAAGACTGGTTTAAAGGTCTTAGTAAGAGAAACAAAATTATAATTGCAGTAGGTATTGTAGTTATAATAGGAGTGATTGTTAACTAATGGGCATTCCATTCGAAATGATTACCATGCTTGGCTCCACCGTTCTTGGTGGAGTCATGAGCATATGGTCTCAAAACATAAAAGCTAAACAAGCTGAACAAAAGATGCTTTTAGCTAGATCTAAAATACAGACTGAGGCATTTAAAGAAGCAAGAGAATATGAGAACGTAGGATTCCAATGGACTAGAAGAATCATAGCACTAACTGCTATCTTCGCTATCATAGTTCTCCCAAAAATATTACCA